TAGAGTGATCTATGGCGTGTATTGAATCATCATAGTTATCATCACAAATCCAAGGTAAAAATTGTATAAGTGTTCCGTCAAAGTCAACCTCTCTAGGTTGTGTATATATTTTAATTTCAGGCCCTATGTTTAAGTTCTCAATAGCATTTACTTCGTTTGTGTTTTTATAGTAAGTATCGTGGTTACCAATAATAATATGTGTATCTAGTTTCAGGTCGTGTACTTTATCCCAAAACTTCTCTCTAAAATTATGTGCTGTATTGTGATTAATAAACTTTCTTCTATCAACAACATCGCCTAAATGTACAAGTGTTTTTATATTGTTTTTTTCTATATAAGGAAAAAATATCTCGTCATAAAAACGATTATGATAATTCATAAAAGCTGGTGAGTCGTTTCGACAACCAAAATGGGTGTCGTTCAATAATGCTATTTTCATATTAACCTAAAGGGCCAGATTTAGTTTTTTTAACTTTTTTCTTTTTCTTTTCTTTTTTGATTGGTTCTTCTAACTTTGTATTCTTTTGTAAAAATTCTCTAAACTGACTCTTAAATTCACCGTCATCACCTGGTTGTAAGGTAAAATCATCTAAATTATTTTCGTGTATTAGTTTTTGTTTTATAATAACTTGTTTCTTTTCTTTTTGTATTCTTCTAACAAAAGCGTAATATATAATTTGTGTAAAATAAGCAAAAGGATTACTAGACTTAGCTGGATTAAAATTATCCAAGTATTGTAAACAATTTTCAATACCATCACTAACCATATCGTCTCTAAATGTATAATTGATAAAGTTAGGTCTATACGCTAAATGATTTGCTATTTTTAAAAAACAACTGCCAATATAGTCTGATACCGGTGGTTTATTTTTCTTTTCTTTTTTTGCTTTACTACAAGATTTACGATATTCTTTCATTGCTTCCAGGAATAACTTGTTATCTACGTAATGTTCCGTTTTCTTTTTTGCCATAATATTAATATACTCTATAATGTTTTATTTGTCAATGGCCATTCAATCAGCATTGACTTTTTTTTCGTTTTGTGTATAATTGGGGTGTAGCCCATTGAGAAGAAGCTCCTAGTGGAGTGTCTTCTTTTTAAAAGCAGTAATGGCTTGTTGTATATCATCTGTTTCACCTAATTCATCAAATATTTCATTTATCTTAGCATTGTCAGCGTCTGACATCATTTGTTTTTTATAGAGGTTATCATCTTTTTTAGGTACATCTATCTTCTCATAGTTGTTGGCCATATGTTCATATGACTTACCCATTTCAGAGCTGGCATTAGTTATTGTAAGTATCTTGTCTTTTGGTATAGTAATAATCGAATCATCTGTATAGGCAGCCCATTTGATTAAAGCAATATAATCTTTAAATCCCATAGGTGTGAGTTGAGGCACATACTTTATTAATAATGGTTTTACTATTCTAATTAAAGGCGATTTTTTTTCTAATTGTGTCTTTGGAAAAGCACACACAATATCATCACCGTTTATTAGTTTAATTATTTTTACTTGTTCCATAGGTTGATGCATTATTTTAAATCTACGTTATGTATCTCGTAGTTAAAATCCTCTTCATTGTATATATTTATTCTTTCTCTAAAATGTGCCAAGGTATAATTTTCTTTTCCGTTATAAGTTATATCGTCTGCTATGTCGTATAATGTCGCTTCAGAGTTGTTATCTTTTAATCTTAAACCTCTACCTATACTTTGTAAGTTTCTTATCCTAGATTTAGAAGGACTAGCAAAAATAATGTTATGAAGATTCCTGATATTAATGCCTGTGCTGAAAGTTCCATAGGACGCAACAATAATAGCGTTGTCTGATTCTTCGGTAATTTCTCTAATTTTTTCTCGTTCTTCGGTTTCAACTCCTCCGTAAACGTAGAAGACTTGTTTGTCGGTTGCTCGTTCTCGTATAGTTTCATATAAATTCTTTCCGTGTTTTTCTACATATTGAAATAAACATAACGTATTACCATTTAAAGATGACGCCAAGTTTCTTATATATTTATTTCTCTTTTCATTAGACACCAAATAGTCCATTTCTTCCTGATAGTTTTTGTCTTTTAAAAAATCTCTGGCGGTTTTATCGTGTTGTAAAACCAAACAGAATATCTTTAGATCAGATAGTTTTCCTTTCTCCATAAGTTCCGTTGTGGATACTACTTTATTTACGGTTCCAAATAGGCCTTCTAATACAAGTTTATGTGTTTTTGTACCATCTAAAGTACCAGTTAACCCAACTCGATATTTACATTTTGTCATTCTAGTCATAATTTTAGTTAGTGACATTGCCTTAAATAAGTGTGCCTCATCACCAATTATCATATCAAACTGACTAAAGTATTTTTTTGGTTGTGTGTATATTGATTGCCAAGTAGAGATTACTACTTTTTTATTTGTATCTTTACTATGGCCTTCGTATATTCTATGTACGTGTTTATCACTATCATAACCATAGTCTTTAAAATCTTTATACAATTGTTCTACAAGTGATGTGGTTGGTACAACAATAAGTATTTTATTCTTTATTCTTAATTGATTAAATCTTGTTAGTAGATAAACTATAAGTGATTTACCAGAGGCCGTTGGCGATAACAATAAACATCTATCTTTTTTTACAGCGTGAATAAAGGCCTCTTTTTGATAATCTCTGACCTCCATAGGTATCTTTAAAGCTTTTATAAACTCATCTACTTTAGTTACATCAACTTTTGTGTCTTTTATCTTTGTGCCATCTACAACTTGTACATCATTTTCTTTACACCAGTTTATAATATAAGGATAAAGACCAACATAAATTTTACCAGTAGCATATGAAAATAAACGTATTTTTCCGTCCCACACTCTATTTCTAAATTGTGGCATAAACTTAAAACCAGGCACCTCAAAAGTAAAGTGTTCACCTAACTCTCGTCTTATATCGGCGTCTGCTTCTACTTTGAGATATACTTCGTCTGTTTTATCTATTATGAGGTATCGGGTTGTTGTCATTAGATAGCGCCACTAGTAAACTTTCTCCAGTCTATAGCGTTCTTTATTGTAAAACCACGATTTGCTATTTGTCGTATAGTTCTATCTAAAAAATCTACCGTTGCTTCAAGGTAATCAACCTTTTGTTTGGCCTTTTGTAATTCAGTATCAGATTCTAAATACTTATCTATATCAGTTCGTAAAATTTTTAAATCAAATGGTTTTTCAGCATATACTTCAGCAGGTGCTTTTCCTGTATAATATTCCCACTTTTCTCTTTTCATAGTATTAAATTCAGTTTCAGCACGACTTAACATTAACTTAAATTTTGTTAAGTGCTTTAAATATTTGTTGTGTAATTGAGGTGTTTTTAATGACTCTAAATCTAATTCAGTATCATTAATTTTTAAATCTTTATCAGCTTCTATTTGTAATTGTTCTAAATCCATAATATATTCAATATAACATAAACTAACTAAAAAGTCAATGTTTATGAGGTTGTAACTTGTGTCCTAGATGATCCTACCGTAGCAAAATCATAAATCGTATATCTAAATGTTACCGTTGATGTTAAGTAATCCACATCTGGCGCTTGTTGATCGTATTGTAAACCTGTTAAAGATACAGGAAACAAATCTCTAAATCTAATTTCTGTAACTGGATTATTTTTACTTGTTAATATTGATAGTGTTGCGTCAGAAAAAGTTGGCCCCTGATCTGTTGTACCAAACTTAACTTTACCAGGTTCAGTAGAAACACTTGTGTTAGAAACTGGAAATCTATCAGTACCAGCACTAACTAAATTTTGAAATTCTCCGTGATCTCTAGGAAAACCAAGACCAACTAACCAGCCGTGTATTTCTTGGTAGTTTTCTAAATTTTCATCTACTAGAAATGTCATATCTAATTCACCATAAGTTAACTTATCACCTGGTTGTGGTATATCTTTAAATCTAGTTTGTTGATCTATTGTACCACCTAAAGTTACACCAGGTACATTAACTCTTGTACAAAAATAAGTTACCTTTGGTAGTTTAATTATGTTAAACTTAAATTGAGTTGGACTAGCATAGTCTAACTTTGTTGGTTGTCTGTTATAAGTGTTTGTAGTAGTCATATTACTATTTATCTAATTCTTCCCATTCTTTAGTTTGAGATTCTTGTTTTAACTGCTTCTCATTATCAGTAAGGATACTCTCTTTTTCAGCAGCTTCGTCAAGTCTTTTTTCTATATTTTCTAAAGGACCAGGTCTTTGTAGATAATTAAGACCATATGCTAACAGGCCTATAAAACCACCTATTAACAACACACCTAAAATTAATTTATAAAACGTTTTCATATTAGTATTTAGTGCATAAAAAAAGGCGAGGTTTTGAGGCCTCGCCTTTTTAATTTGGTTAATGTAAAATTACATTATGTTCGCAACTTGGACTCTTCTGTAATATCTGTTGGCATTTTTATTACCAGCACCGTTAATTACAGCGTTGTCACCAGTTCCAGCTTCAGCAAATGGGTTTGCTTGTAAGCCGTATCTAGTTTTGAATCCAATTTTTGGTTGGAAAGTATCTTGACCAACCGCTCTAACCATTTGTAGAGGTACATATGGGCAGTAAAAAATACCAGCGTCATATGG